AAATTGCTGAATATAGCCGAAAGTACCGAGAAGCCAACCCTGACAAAACAAAAGCTAACAGACAAAAACGTCGAGCCCGTAAGCGAAACGCTCCCGGCAACGCAACCGCAGCCGATATCAAAGCACGCTTCGATTATTACGGCAACAAATGCGTCTATTGCGGAACCGAAGAGAACCTGCAAATCGAACATCGCATCCCACTAGCACGCGGAGGTAGCAATCACCCAGCGAACTTGGCCCCAGCATGTGGATCATGTAACAGCTCGAAGGGCACAAAAACCGAAACAGAGTTTAAAGTTTTTTTACTGACACGAAACCGAGAGATAGAAAAAAATGGCTAAAATATACCCAAAGCAAGCTAGGGAGCGTTACTTACTGATCGTGGCAATTGCCTTCATTCTAGGAACGGTCGCTACCTCCTGTTTAGCCGATGATGTGACTGTCAAAATGGCAGATACCGTCAAGGTAGGCCGACAGTATGTCGCTGAGATTAAGGCCGAGTACGAAGGTAAACCCGCAGACGCGATTCTCGTCGACATCGACGGTGAGTTAGATTTCAACCTATTTGAAAACAACTCGAAGCTCTGTTACACACCCACAGCCACTGGAACCATCAAAATTAAGTTGGTGGCTATCTGGTTCGAAGCTCGTCGAGCTACTCAAAGCTTCGTCAAGGTTAAGGTAACCGACGGGACCGCTCCTAACCCTCCACCAACCAAACCAACTCCCGGCAAGGACTTCTCGGCTCTGGAGGCTTCAGTTTCGGCTTTAGCTTCCAAGCTACCTGACCCGTCTGGGAAAGCGGCCTTATCTGAGACATACCGCGGCCTTTCTGAAGCGGTTACCGCTGGTTCTGTTTACTCCCAGACCTACTTTGGCCGCAAATACGAATACAACTTCGACAAGCTGGACGAAGCTAACACCCACATCAACAACGCAGTCAGCAAATCATTGTCGGTGGCTAAATCGAAGAGCCAAGTCACGGATAGTCTTGATTGGGCGGATAGTTTCCTCATTCCTGTTAAAAAACTGTCCGAGGACTTCGACCTCAACAACCGAGATGAGCTTTCTGGGTTCCTTAACGCCGTTTCTGTCGGCCTGACAAAGTAGAGATAGCTATGAAATATGCAGTATTACTCCTATTCATTTTGGCATTCACTTCCGCTGTAATCGCCGCTTCTGCAAGTCTCAGCACTTCCGATGCGGATTATGAAAAAGCGATGCGTCGAGCCAAAATCCTCGACCAGAAAGTGCTGATCATTTTCAGCACGAGGGGCTGCCAGCCGTGTTCTCAGCTAAAGCGGGACTTGGCAATTGATCCTGAAGTCAAGATAACAACAAGCCAGTATCAAGTCATAACGCACATCGTCAGCTCACCGAGTCTTATGCCAGCTAAACTACAAAAAATCTACCGAGATAACAAAGTGAGTCGATTTCCAACTACGGTTGTAATCGACCCTAAAAACTTAAAATATGAAAGCCCCGAGGTGGGCTACTCCCGATCGAAGTGGTTGAGCCGCTTCGTTAATTGATCTTAAATAAAGGCACACTATGGTAAGGTTCGCACTTCTACTCGTTTTATTGTTAACATCCTCCTCAGTTTCTTTCGCCCAGCTTGGCGAGTCGACGGGGATCTATGAGTTTAAGAAGTTCGAATCCCATCCCATCCAGAGTGCCTTGGTCATCGTCGATACAGACGGTGGGACTGGCAGCGGCTTTATCATCGGTAAAGACCTTATCTTAACTGCCGATCATTGCATCCGCGGCTCAAAAGACATTCGAATCAAAATCCCTCGACTGTCGTTCGTAAGTGAAGTCGTAAAGGTCGTCCGAAGAGATTCCTCAAATGACCTTGCACTTTTGAAAGTCAAACTACCTAAAGGTTTGAGGATACTTTCAATCGCCAAGACTCCCCCTAAACAGGGTGACGATGTAGAATTCCTAGGCTTCGCTGGTTTTTCAATCCCGCGACATTTCGATTCAAAAGTATTACACATTAAAGGCGACCAATACTTACTTGGGGCCGCTGTTATTCAAGGCGACTCTGGTGGAGCTATTCTAAACAAAGATGGCGACGTTGTTGGCATCATCCAAACTGGCATGGTCCAGATTCAAAGTATGCCTACAGAGTTCGAAGGTGCCTTAATGAGGCCCTTGATGTTGGGTCTTACCTCCGGCCACACTTCGGAAGCTATTTCAAAATTTTTGGCTAAAACAGATGACAAAACCGCAGCAAACTGATACGAGCGAACAACGTCGTAAATCAGAAGCTGCCAGAAAACGTAAAGCTAGGTCACAGCAAAGCGACATCGGGAAGATTGACCCTATCGTCGACTTAGACCGGCGAGAAGCCTGTAAGTCAGATTTCGGTAGGTTTTGTAAAACTTACCTACCTGAAGTTTTCGCATTGGACTGGAGTGAGTCGCATTTACTAGCGATAACTCGAATCGAGGAGGCCGTTCTAGTCGGCGGATCATTCGCTTTCGCCATGCCCCGCGGTAGCGGCAAGAGCAGCCTTAGCCGGGCAGCGGTGTTATGGGCAATACTTTACAACCATTCAAGGTTTACATACTTGATCGGTGCAAACGCCTCAAAAGGCGAAGATGCACTTGACACCATTAAGGCTTGGATCAGGTATGTAGAAATCATCGCAGAAGACTTCCCTGAAGTTTGTCAAGCGATTCAAGCTCTTAACGGAGTCGCCCAGCGTGCTTCGAGTCAAAAGAGCAATGGTGTTCCGACGGAGTTGGAGTGGGTGAGCGATTGTGTCGTTTTACCAACAGTCCAATTCCCGCCGAATCACCCAGAGTACAAAGACGGTGAAAACTGTCATACGTCTGGAGCTATCATAAGTGTATGCGGCTTAGACGCTAGTGGAATCCGAGGTTCGACCCATACGACAACATCTGGAGCCATCGTGCGTCCTGATCTTGTAATTGTCGACGACCCTCAAACTGATCAATCAGCGGCATCTCCAACACAGGTGGCCCAGCGTTACGACTTAATAAGTGGTGCGGTTTTGAAGATGGTCGGACCCGGTGTTAAGATGCGAGGCATCATCCCTTGCACGATTATTAAGCGGGGGGATTTAGCTCATAAGGTGCTGGATCGAAAAGAGTGCCCTTTCTGGGGAGGTGCGGTAACTAAGCTTATGCCGTCAATGCCGGTCAACATGAACTTATGGGACTCGTACTTCGCCGTTTATGAGAAGTGTCTGTTATCAGAGCCTCTCGATATGCAACCGGCCAATGATTTCTACCTAGCTAATCGAGAGGGACTCGAAGAGGGTGCAACCCATTCGTGGCCTCAGCGATTCAACCCTGATGAAGTTTGTGCGATTCAAAACGCAATGAACTTGTATTACCAAGACAAAGCCAGTTTCATGGCTGAGATGCAGAACGAACCAATCGACGATTCCGCATCGCTACTAATGTTGACAGTCGACGAGATAAAAAACAAACAGTCGACCTACCAACGCCTACAGGTGCCTGACACTGCGGCATACCTAACATGCCACATCGACGTTCACAAAGAAATTTTATACTACTCATTAGTCGCTTGGAGCCAGAACTTTTCAGGCACTGTAATTGACTACCGTGCTTGGCCGGACCAGAAACGCCGGGTCTTTCTCCACCGCGACACTAAACCCGGTCTATCAGATGTATCCTCATTAAAGTCTGAGGAAGAACGGATATATGAGGGGCTTGACAATTTAAAGTCCTTCTTAGAACACCGAGAATATCAAAAGCCTGACGGGACTAATTTATACATATCCAAGTGCTTGATTGACCGCGGTTATAAAACCGACATAGTCGACCAGTTTTGCCGAGACAACTCTCCGATTTACCAAGGTATGTCGGGGATGGGTGTTAAGGCGGGTCAAAAACAATTGGTGGAGTCCGTGGCGAAAGATACGCTTGTAAAAGGATTTCACTGGATTGTCCGCCCTAACCCTAAATATAACCGCGTGCAGTGGGTCTTAGCAGATGTGAACTTCTGGAAGGCTTTCATGCACGAGCGGTTGATAGTCGGCCAAGGTGGGTCAGGTTGCTTGGATCTATTCTTTCATAAAGATGGCCCTCGAAGCCACGAAATGTACGCTGAACATTTACGGTCTGAGATATACGACACTGTTTACAGCGATCGAACTGGACGACGCGTAAAAGAGTGGCAGAGGCTCACAAACCGAGACAACCACTACTTAGACACCCTTGTTGGGTGTTGTGTAGCAGGTTCAATGATGGGCTGCGAACTCGAAACCATCGATATGGCGGCGGTTTCTGAAAAGAAAAAGAAGATTACTCGTACACCCTTCAAAGGATTTAACTGATGCCAAAGAAAATAGAAGAGGTAACAAACGAGTACCTTTTAATATACCTCGACGATTTCAACTCGTTAATTGACCAAGAGCTACCTGAGAAATACCACCTAGCAATCCGGCAGGTTACGCAGGCTGGTGCCCTAGGGCCGCTAATGAAACTCTCTGAGACTTCAGCCTTAAAGGTTGAGATCATCGACGAATCTAAGCCTAACTCCAGAGAGATCCTACGGGAGAACGCAGCAACTCTTGGCAAGGTACGCGTGTCAGACCAAGGCGTAAGCAGTATCGGCGAGAAGTTAACTTTAGTCGAGGGGATAGAATAATGGCGGTACTTACAATAGCAGATTTGGAACAGTACGGCATCGACCTTGAGACGTTATCCCTCGCAATGGGTCCGAAGAAGGTTATCAACCGAATGGACGGTACTGTCGAGATCGAGAACCACTCCTTAATGGAGATACTAGCCGCGGTTAAATATTTCCGATCTATGGCTAAGGGTCGCAGCCCGAACAACTTAGTCAAAAGGTTGGGCTTCTTTAAAGTTCCCTCTCCTAATTCCGATGGGATCGACGGTTAATGTTTGAGCGATTATACAACGCTTTCGGTTTTGGGTCGGTTGATAAGAAGGCTATCGAACGTGGCGATGTGAACGCTGCTGGTGGCTTTTATGACCTTGAACGGGCCGACGCTTCTACCGACCGGCACTTTGACTACGCCCTTTCAGGTTCGGCTGATTATCATGCTAACCAGCAAGTACGCGATACGATCCGCAAGAAGGTGCGGTATGAGTACTCCAACTCAACACTCTTTAAGGGTATATGCTTAACTAGGGCCAACTCCTTAATCGGACAAGGGCCGAGGCTTTCTCTTATTGCTGAAGACGACCGGGCCGGGTCTATCGAGGCCGCTCGTGAAGTCTGTAAGTCTGTTTCCAAAAAATACAATTCTTGGGCAATAAGTGTAGACTTCTATGAGAAGATGCGGCAGATGTCCAAAGCTAAGACCATTGACGGTGAAAGCTTTCTAGTATTCCTTGAGTCCGATCAAAACGACTACGGACTTTACCCACGGGTTATCGACTCTGAGAGAGTGACCTCTGGTTCTACTGTTATTGGATTCCCTTCAGACCCAGATGATAACTGGGTAGACGGGGTCAAATATGACCAAGAGACTGGCGAGGCTTTAGAGTACCGGATTTTGAAACAGCATCCGGGCGGCGACCACACCAACAATAACTATGCTGGTATGGACATAAATGACCTCTACAACGAATACGACTCGAACTTAGTGTTCCATTGGTACCGTAAGGACTACGGAGAGCAGCACAGGGGCGTTTCTGAGCTTATGCCCGCCCTAGCGACCGCTGCTATCCTCCGACGCACTCAGAAGGCCATAGCCGTGGCTGTGGAGACTGCTGCAAGCCTATCGATGGGTTTGACTACTGACATTGATACTGACGAAGCCGACATCGAGCTTCCTAGTGTTTGGTCTCAAGTACCAATCACTCCTAACATGGGTACTGTATTTCCGAATGGCGTCAAGCCTTTTCAGATGAAAGCCGAGAACCCTAACAGTGAGTACTCCACTTTCAGAGATACCTGCATTTCAGACATTGGCCGTAGTTTGAACTTACCGTTCAACAAGGCTAGTGGTACTTCAGCAGGTTACAACTTCTCGTCGGCAATGATCGACAACATCGAAGACTCACTAGGCAACGAAATCGACCGCAATGAACTTCGAAAAGGGTTGTTAGATAAGTCTCTTAAACTGTTCATCGCTTATGGGTTATCTAGGAAACTATTCACACCTGAAGAAGAATCCTACCTAACTGCAACGTCAGTTTTGCCAAACCGCAATTGGTTTTTTGTAACTAACAGTTCGGACATCGAACCTCTGAAACAGACCAAGGCGAGAGTCGACGCGGTTGAGGCCGGAGTTTCAACACTACAATCGGTAGTAGAGAAAGCTGGAGGCAACATCGACGACCACTTAGAGGCTTTAGCTTTGCAGTATGGGAAATCAGTCGAGGAGGTTCAAGAAGCGTATTTCAACAAGCACTTCGGCATCCTTCCTACAGCTAACCCAGAAGACGAAGAAGAAGACGAAGAAGAAGGGCAGGACGAAGATTCTCCTGCTAAAAGATAAGTAAGCTATTACACGAAAACTACTCCAAGAAAGGTGGTGATCTATTTCTCGAAGCAGACGAGTAAACGGTAACACGTACTCTGCTGACCTAAGATTCTCAGAGCCTCAAGCTCTAGCTCTATCTAAAGAAGCTGACGAGGCCCCCTCTTTCGAGATGCTCGCGTACACTGGTGCCCCTATCCACCAAGGTTTTACATCCCTACCAATCGTAGTTGACTTGGCAGGTTTGAAAACAAATCGCAAGCCTAATCTTCCTATCCTCTTAGACCATGATGGTAAGAAACCTGTCGGTCATTCAACAGAGATTAAAAACTCTCTGAATGACTTAACAGTTAAAGGCATTATATCCGCAGTCTCAGAAGATGCTAAAAACCTTATCCAAGCTTCGGCGAATGGGCTTCCTTATGAAGCCAGCATCGGGGCTAAGGTCATAAGCTATAAAGAGTTAAAGTCAGGCCAGAATAAAGAAGTAAACGGCAGGATCATTAAAGGTCCTGCTCTAATCGCATCTAAGTCAGTCCTTAAAGAGATATCCTTTGTGGCACTCGGGGCTGACAGTGAAACTACCGCGGCGATTGCCGCAACAGACGAAATTTCAACCCCTACTAGGAAAATTGACATGAATTTGAACGCTTGGCTCCAAGCCAAAAACATCGAAGGTTTTGAGGCTTTGGACTCAAACGTACAATCCGCTATCAAAGCCCAGTTCGAAGCTGAGACTGCTCCTACGCCAGAAGCAGAACCGGCCAAAGAAGTCGAAGCATCTGACATCCAAGAAGCCCTTGAACTTATCAAGGCTGAGAAGCATGATCTTGAACTTCGAAAAGCTTGTGGCGAAGACAACGAGTTGTATGTCGAAGCTAAAGCCAACGGATATGCCCTTGAGATCGTAGCTGCTAAAGCAGAAGCGAAAGCCGCTCGCCGCGAATACGAAGCCCTTAAAGCCTCTAGTGAGTCTTTTGGCGGGTTTGGTATCCAAGTCAAGCGAGGCAAGTCTGAAGCATCTCACCGCTCTGTAGAGGCCGCGTTAGCGATGTCTCTAGGTGTGTCAGAAGACGAGCTGATGGAACCTAAACGGAACCTATCAGAAGTTAAAGCTAAAGCTGTTGGATCTGACCGACACTTGCGATTGTCTGAGCAAGACATCGACGAAGCTCAAAACTTCAAAGGTTTGGGTATTAAAGCGTTGTTTGCTGAGAAAGCTCGTGCAAACGGCCACACATCGTTCGACGTTGATGAGTCGACGATTCGTGCAGCTCTCGGTGGAGAGTTGAAACTTGAAACTGCATTCTCTCGCGTCGACCTTCCTACCTTGTTCACCAACGTCCTTGACCGGGTGATGATGAAGGATTACGACATGGTCCCTACGACTTGGGATAAGATCTGTACCACGAGTTCAGTCAAAGACTTCCGAGAAGTTGACCGAGTTCGTTTCGGTGGATTGAACATGTGGTCTCAAGTTGCTGCTGACGGAAAACTGACCCAAGGTCACTTCGAGAACGAAGAAAGCTTCGTTAACAAGTTGAAGACCTTTGGTCAAATCAACTACTTGGATCGCCGAGTCATCATCAACGATGACCTTGGGTACCTAGCAGGCGTTGGTTCTGAAATGGCATTCTGGGGCAGCATGGCTCCTGAAGCATTGTTCAACCGCTTGTTGAACGACGGTGTTTACTACGACAACTCTGCGTACTTCTCAACGTCAGGTGTTATCAACGACAAGACCAGCTCGCCATTCAGCTTGGCTTCTCTTGACGCAGTCGATGACGCTATCCGTAACCGTAAGCACCCAACGATGGGTAAGAACCGCAAGAACTCTCAAGGTGGCGACAGCTACAGCCCATTCATCAAGACCCCAATGACTCGCTTGTTGTTGCCGTCTGAATTGGCTCGTGAAGCTCAACGACTATTGTCTCAGAGCGTACTTCACAATGTCGATGACTCTGCTCAAGCGGCTAATGAGTTGATCTCTACGGTTAACTACCACGCTGGACGTTACGAGATTATTGAATCTCCATACATCTCTGACCCAATGTGGGGTGGAAGCAACGCTCTATCAACCACTTGGTACATGATGGCTAACAAGCAAATGCTATCCACGATTGACTTCGTGTTCCTTAACGGCGTTCAGCGTCCAGTTATCGAGCCGACTGTCAACATGACCGGCGAGCATCTTGGAATTTCTATCCGAGGTATCTACGACTTCGGTGCGAACTTCGTTGACAAGCACGCTTCTTTCCGTTGCAAAGCGTAGGTTAATACGCAAACTATAGAGACCCCCTGACACTAGGGGGTCTATTCAACTCTCAATCAAATTACATAAAGGTATAAAAATGGCCGCAGTAGACATCAACTTGATCCCCGACTCATCTGGCGGATCTTTTGACTTCAAAAACGACACCGGCGTAGCAATCGCCGCAGGAGCTTTGTTTATTCAAGGCGAACTTACTGGTTACATCTCCACTCAAGTTGGTGATACGCCTTCAGTTGAGCCTGAAGACCTCGGAACTTTCCGATTCGCAGGTGCATCTCAAATCTTTACCGCTCCGCTCGATCCTCTCGCTGCTGATAACTATGCAATCGGCGACCGGGTATCGGTTCTCGCTGGTGAAATCGTCCCTCTTGGAACCGCTTCTGAAGTTCTAGTACCGCTCGTAGCAGTCGGTAAGAACGACCCTGTCATGGGTGCTGGTTCAAGTGCAGGACTAACGGCAGCAAGTGGTGCAGCCGCTGCTGGCGACTCGTACATTCGAGTTGCTTTGCTAGGTGCTGCTGACGCAGTTCTACCTTTGGCACCGTAATGCCTCGGGATTATACCGCTCACGCATCTGCATCTATTAAAAAGTATATGCGTGAGTGGAATTCTGTAGTCGTCGACGTTCTCGATGGTGGAGATGTTGAAGTCGCTTCTGGCATATACGCAACATTCCTACCCCACCAACAGAAACTAGATTACGCAGCCAACATCGGGGAGCCGATGGGCGTCTCTATAAAGTGCAACTCTTTCGTCTTTTCAGCGGCTGATTTAAACTTTGAGTTCGAACTAGGCTTCATAATCAAAGCTACCATAAACGCAGTTGAAACTTCGTGGCTCGTGGTCAACGGGCAAGACGGGGCACCCTCTGCGGAGTTTGATAAGCACAGTCAACAAATCTTAGTATCGGTCGAAGAAAATGATTAACTTTACAACTGAAACTTTCAACCGCGAAAGCGGAGTGCTTCACATGACTGAAGCCAAGGTAGACAAGTGTGAATTCCTTGCGATGTTAGAGTCGTTGGGGTTTCCTGCTGTCGAAGGGCATTCTTGGTCCATCCGTGATAACGGGAAGCAGATCGTCATCCTTTCTAACGGTGTAGTGCCTTACGAAACCGAAGACGACGAAGACCTTGAATATGAATGTTGAGGGTAGTCAATGTCCAGCCAAATATTAAAAGCTGCTGACGAAGTTATCGCTCAGTTGACATTGTTATCTGCGGATCAAACCCCCGGAAGTACTTGGTCCTCTGAAGTTATATCAGCTTTCGGGGACTGGGCTGCCACCAACCCACCTGAGATAAGTTACGACAGTGTAATCGAGCGGAAGGATTTTCCGAAGGACGCCTTAGCTGTGTACGTCGGTTTTGGTTTCCGTGAGTTATACGATAACGCCAGAAGTCGATGTGAACAGGTCCACAGCTATCCAATAGCTGTGGGGGTTTATCAACGGTTTAGGGCTCCGGGAGTTGAAGCCGCTTCAGGCTCTAGCTCTCCTGTCTCAAGGTCGTCAATAGACAACCACCTGAAGTTCGTCGAAGAGCTACAGTCTAATATGTACTCATCAGGTTTAACTAGCTTTGTCACTCACAGTTCGGCAGAAGCGGAGTTCGACCACGAAACTATAAGCAAGCAATATTTGCGATCAATAATAGTGCTTAGGTACACCGAAAAACAATAATGTTAAACTTTCGATTCTCTTATAAGACCTACCACACGCAACTACGCCGTAGGTTGGATGAGAAATGGTATCGTTCGCTTTATCGTGTTGGAGCCTATGTTCGGAGGGTTGCCCGTAACTCGATAAGAAGATCGAAGAACGGTGCGAGTTCTCCGCGAGGTTCGAAGTACCCAGTAAGCCACACAGGGGCTGTAAAGAACTTTATTAGATTCGGTCTGACTAACGACAAGACTAGCGTCGTTATCGGTCCTACTTTACTCCCCCGACCAAAGAGCCAAACCAACCCACTGACGGTAGCCGCTCGAAGAAACGCCACACGTCTTTCCATTTTGGAATTCGGCGGTCGGCAAAGACTTAAAGAGTCTGGCGAACTTCGCCGGTATGAGGGTCGACCCTTCATGCAGACTGCGTTAGCTACAGCCAGAAAACAGAACTCACTAAAAAACGCATTCCGTGATATCGGCAGCGTATAATTTTCAACACTAAAAACCAGTAATAAGGAATCTTTAAAATGCCAGCCGGTAAGGAAGCACGACTATACGTGTCACCATCAGAAGTCGATACGTCAACCGCCGTCGCAACACTTCAAACGGACACTTCGTTTGTCGAGACTTGCGTAACTGACGTAACTGTAACCCTGTCAGCAACTGAGATCGACGCGTCGGATCGATGCGGAAATGGCTTTAAAGCCAGCGTTCAAGGTCTGAAAGAATTCTCGATTGAGTTCTCGCTGATCAAGAAGAAGACGGCTCTAGCCCTCCCTGCATACTTCACTAACTTGCGGGATGCGTTCTTAAACAACACGCTAGTAACCGTACTCGTTCTCGACGGGCCTCAAGGCTCCGAAGGCTCTGACGGGTTTGTCGCCGTTTGTTCGGTGTTCGACTTCTCGGAAGATCAACAGCTTGAGGAAGTTATTAAAAACAACATTACCCTCAAGTACTCGGGTGACTCGGTCTACCCGCCAGTTGCCGTGACAATGCCTGCACCTGCGTAAGCAGTTGTAAGGTAAGATACGAAGGCGGGCTTATGCCCGCTTATTTTTTAACTCCGCGAAAGTAAATAAAAATGTTCAAAGTATTAGACACTGAGTTCAGCACTAAAATCACACTGCGGGTAGCTCGAAGGTTAAAGGAGTCTGAGGTCGTCGACCTATTGGACGCTGACACCTATGCAACCCTCTGCGACATTCTATCCAAACCTCTAGCCACTCTCGACCTTCTATGGGAGCTTGTAAAGGGCCAAGCCGCTGCTGCGGACATGGACCGTGACAAGTTCGAAGAAAGCTTAGACATCGGAGCTGCCTTCTCATCGTTGTGGGGGGCTCTCGAAACTTTTATCCAGATCCTCGGCGAGGATTCTACAGCTCGTTGGTCCGGTTTCAAAGGTCACGCCAAGGCAGTCCTAAAGGAACAGACGGACGCGATCGAGGGACTGTTGAAAGAGCCGAGGATTCTGGAACTGCTCGACAGGACGAAGTCGGAAGCGATGGATGCGTTGGAGCTTGGGAATCCTGCGAAAACATCGCCGGTGAAATAGGAATAGACATCGAAGCCCTCACCTACCGCCAATTGTGGCAAAGGTACGAGGGCTATCTTCGTGCCCGTGGGGAAACTTTTGGAACACTTCAGACTACGGTTATGAACATGTTCGCTAAGAAGCCGGTAACCCTTTCCGATGTATCTTACTACCACAAGGTAACAGGTTACGCCGAAGAGAGTGATGCTGGTAAACGGGCGGTAGAAGCCGGAGTGGCGATAACGTCAGGCCAATCAGTTTCTGATATGACATCTCTAGTTATAAGTCAGAAAAATAATCAACAATAAGGGACAGAACCTTGTCAATAACTGCTGCTGGAATTAGAGCTGATTCTGCATACGTGGAGGTGGGGTTACGCACGGTGCCTTTCGACCAAGCCCTCCGGGGCATGGAGAAGAGGCTCCGCACGGTCGGTCCTGAGCTGGCGGGTCTGGGGTCTAACCGTGTGGTTGGCGGGGGGGGGGTGGGGGGGTGAGCCCTGCTAA